CCGACCTTTCTCTCCCCGCGAGGCACGGTCGAGGGCCGGTTCGGCGCGTGACGCACCTGGACGTCCCCTGATGGCCGCCAAGACGACCCGGAAGGCCCCGACGGCGGCGGGGGTCAAGACCGCCTCACAGGAGACCACAGGGCTTCTCGAGGCGGCGCTCCTTCGCGCCGCGGCCGCGGCAGACTGGCTCGAGCTCTCCGACGCCGCCGCCCTCGAGCTCGCGAGGTCCCTCGCCCGCATGATCGACAAGGAGCCCGACTCCCATGCCGCCGCGACGCTCACCAGGCTCCTCAACGAGCTCGGCCTCACCGTCCGCGGTCGCCGCGACCGGACGCCGGCCGGCGAAGAGTCCCCGCTCGAGCAGCTCATCGCCCGTGCTGCTCGGCCGGCCCTCGCCGAGGGTCGAGACCCCGCCGCCTGACGGCCCGACCCGCGGCGACGACCTCATCCAGCTCGCCGAGGTCCTCGGCCAGCCGCTGCTCCCCTGGCAGCAGCACGTCGCCCGCGCCGCCCACCACCTCGACGGCGACGGCGGCTGGTCGTCCCGCACCGTCGGCGTCGTCGTCGCCCGCCAGTCGGGGAAGACCCACCTGCTGCGGCTCCGCATCCTCGCCGGCCTGCTGCTCTGGGGCGAGCGGCTCATCGTCGCCACCGCCCAGTCCCGCGAGGTCGCCCTCGAGACCTTCCGAGGCGTCCTCGACCTCGCCGAGTCGACCCCCGACGTCGCCCGACTCATCAAGCGGGTCGCCCGCACCAACGGCAAGGAGGAGCTCGAGCTGAAGAACGGCTCCCGGTACCGGATCGTCGCGCCGACCGCCGGCGGCGCCCGCGGCCTCACCGCCGACCTCGCCATCATCGACGAGCTGCGCGAGCACCACGACTGGTCGACCTGGGCGGCGATCTCGTACACCCTCCAGACGACCGGCGGCCAGCTCTGGGTCGCGTCGAACGCCGGCGACGCCACCTCGGTCGTCCTCAACAGCATCCGCGAGCAGGCCGTCGCCACCATCACCGGCGGCGACCGCGGCCCCCTCTACTACGCCGAGTGGTCGGCCGCGCCCGGCCGCGACCTCGACGACCGCGACGGCTGGGCCGAGGCCAACCCGTCCCTCGGCCACCTCATCCCGGTCGAGGCGCTCGAGGCCCGCCGGAAGACCGACCCCGCCCCCGTGTTCGAGACCGAGGCGCTCTGCCGGTGGGTCGACGTCCTCGCCTCACCCTGGCCGCCGAACGCCTGGCTCGACTGCCACGACGCCACCCTCCAGCTCGTCCCCGACGCCCCGACGTTCCTCGGGATCGACGTCACCCCCGACCGTCGGCACGCCGCCCTCGTCGCCGTCCAGCAGCTCGACGGCGGCCGCCTCGGCGTCCACCTCCTCGAGACCTGGGAGGCCGACGGCGCCGTCGACGACCTCGCCATCGCCCAGGCCGTCGCCCCCATCGCCCGGAAGGTCCGAGCCCGCTCGATCGCGTTCGACCGCTACACCGCCGGCGCCATCGCCGCCAGGCTCGCCACCGCCGGCCTGCCCGTCGGGGACTGCTCGAGCTCATCCTTCTACCAGGCGTGCGACGAGACCCTCTCCGCGATGGTCGCCAAGCGGCTCGTCCACGCCGGCCAGCAGACCCTCACCGACCACGTCCTCTCATGCGCCCGCAAGCAGGGGTCCGACGGCGGCTGGCGCATCATCCGGCGCGGGTCGTCCGGCACGATCGCCGGCGCCGTCGCCATGGTCATGGCCGTCCACTACGCCGCCCGGCCGGTACCGAAGGCCGAGGTCTACTTCGCCTGACGGCAACGGCCGACCGTTCGCCTACGCTGCGGCCATGGGTCTCCGCGACGTCATCCTCGGCCGCCCGGCCGCCAGCCCCCCGCCGGTCACCGCGGCCGGGGTCTCGGCCATCATCGGCAACTACCGCTCGCAGTCGGTCACCAACCTCGCGCTCCTGACCGTCACCCGGCAGGAGGCCATGAGCGTCGCCGCCGTCGCCCGCGCCCGTAACCTCATCGCGAACACCATCGGCGCGATGCCCCTCCACTACTACGTCCGAGACGAGTCGACCGGCCGCTCCGCGCAGCTCGAGCGGCTCCCCTGGATGCGGCAGCTCGAGCCGGCCACCCCGCGGCAGACGACCCTCGCCTACCTCGTCGACTCGATGCTGTTCTTCGGCCGCGGCTACCTCCGCGTCCTCGAGGTCTACGAGGAGGACGGCCGCCCCCGGTCCTTCGAGTGGATCGACCCGGCCTACGTCACCTTCGACGTCGACGCCGTGACCGGCCGCATCACCCGCTATTACATCAACCTCAACCCGGTCCCCCGCGTCGGCGTCGGCTCCCTCATCGTGTTCCCCGGACCCGACGAGGGCATCCTCGTCCGCGGCGGCCGGACCATCCGCACCGCCGTCGACCTCGAGGTCGCCGCCCGCAACTTCGCCGAGTCCCCCACCCCCGCCGTCACCCTCAAGAACAGCGGCGTCGACCTCCCCGCCGAGCAGGTCCAGTCCCTCCTCGCCGCCTGGCGGGACGGCCGCCGCAACAGCTCGGTCTCCTACCTGGCCTCGGCCCTCGAGCTCGAGACCCACGGGTTCAGCCCCGCCGACCTCACCCTGGTCGACGCCCGCCGCTTCCAGGTACAGGAGATCAGCCGGCTCGTCGGCATCCCCGCCTGGTACATCGCCGCCGACGCCGGCTCCAGCATGACCTACAACAACGTCGCCAACAGCCGCCGGGACCTCGTCGACTTCAGCCTGGCACCGTTCGCCCACGCCATCGAGCAGCGGCTCTCCATGGAGGACGTCACCCGCCGGGGCCACCACGTCGCGTTTAGCTTCGACGACTACCTCCGCGCCTCCCCCATCGAGCTGGCGCAGTTCTACTCTGTGCTGGTCGGGCAAGGCATCGTCGCCCCAGAGGATGCCGCGGACCAGCTCGACCTCCGACCCGGAGGGCCGTCAGCATGACCGAGCGGATCGTCAGGTTCTCGGCCGACGTCACCGCCGCCGACCCCGAGCGGCGCACGATCGTCGGCACCGTCGTCCCCTACGGCGTCGCTGGCCAGACGTCCCTCGGCCCGGTCATCTTCGAGCCCGGCAGCCTCCGCGCCTCCGAGGGCGTCAAGCTGCTCCTCGAGCACGACGGCCGCCGGCCCATCGGCCGCGCCATCGAGTTCGCCGAGACCGCCGACCGGCTCGTCGGCTCCTTCCGGGTCTCCCGCACCTCGGCCGGCACCGACGCCCTCGTCGAGGCGTCCGACGGCCTCCGCGACGGCCTCTCGGTCGGCGCCGCCATCATCGAGTCGACCGTCGGGGAGCGTGGCGAGCTGATCGTCCAGGCCGCCGAGCTCCGCGAGGTCTCGCTCGTCACGACTCCAGCGTTCGCAGAGGCGCTGGTAACCCAGGTCGCCGCATCCGGCGACCCGGACCCCGCACCCGCCGACGAGGCCGCCCCGGCCGAGGAGGCACCGTCCGAGGAGGACGTCACCATGGATGAGACCGCCCAGGTCGCCGCCGCGGCGGTCGACCCCAAGGAGGCGCCGGTCGTCGAGGCCGCGTCCCCGAAGCTGCCCTACGCCACCCAGCACCTCCGCGCCCTGGACGGCCTCACGGCCGGCACCTTCGCGAAGGCGTCCCTGAACGCCCAGGCGGGCGACCTCGAGGCCCAGCACCTCGTCCGCGCCGCCCTGGACGACAACACCACCACGACGGCCGCCGGCCTCATCCCGACGCGGTTCCTCCGCGACGTGATCGGCGTCCTCGACACCCGCCGCCCGTTCATCGACTCGGTCACCCGCGAGGCCCTGCCCGACGCCGGGATGGAGTTCAAGATCCCGCGCCGGACGGCCGCCCCGACGGTCGCCCAGCAGGTCTACGAGGGCGACGAGGTCAACTCGGACGAGCCGACCTACGACTTCCTCACGGTCAACGTCAACACGCTGGCCGGCGGGGAGCGCATCTCCCGCCAGCTCATCGAGCGCTCCGACCCGGCGTTCCTCGACCGGCTGTTCGTCGAGATGGCGTCGGCCTACGCCCAGAAGAGCGACGACTTCGCCTTCGACGCGATGGTCGCCGGCCTCACCTCGGCGTCCGACTCGACCGGAACCTCCATCGTGGGCTCGATCGGTCAGGCCATCACCGACTCGTGGGCCGTCATGCGGTTCTCGCCCAACCGGCTCCTCGTCGCCCCGGCGACGACCGGGTCGATCGGGTTCGACGACCTGCTCACCGCCGTCGACTCGGACGGCCGCCCGATCTACTGGTCGGCCGGGCAGCTCTCCAACCAGGCCGGCAACGTCCCCGTCCCGAACGCCGAGGGCCGCATCATGGGCCTCGACCTGATCGTCGACGGGAACATCGGCGCCACGACCAACGCCTTCGTCTACCCGGCGGCCGCCGTGTCGGTCTACGAGTCGGCAGGCGCTCCCGTCCAGATTTCGGTCCAGGACGTGAGCACCCTAGAGGTCGAGGTTGCCGTCTACGGGTACATGGGCGTCGCGGTCAAGTACCCGACCGCCGTGCGCGAGCTCTTCATCAGCTGACCCCACCCGGCCGCCGGCCCGGACCCCTTCGCCCCCCAGGCGGGTCCGGGCCGGCCGGCCACCCCGGAGGACGCCGTGGCCCTGATCGCCCTCGCGACGTTCAAGGAGACCCTCCGGGTCGGCGACCTCTACGCCAACGCCCAGCTCGAGGGCGTCATGGAGGCCGCCGAAGACATCGTCCTCTCGTACCTCTCGCAGTACCGCTACGCCGTCGACCAGACGTGCTGTACGACCGCGAACACCATCAAGCTCCGCACGACCACCTGGCATGAGCTGTACGTCGGCCAGACGGTCACCCTGGTCGGCTTCACCCCCGGCCAGTACGACGGTCAGGCAGTCGTCGCCGAGGTCGGCGAGGACACGACCGCCGCGACCCTCGGCACCGTCCCCGCCGGCAAGGTCCCGCGCAACACCGCGGTCGTCACCAAGGCGCACGGCCAGACGCCCTACACCGACCCCCACCCGCTCATCCCGAACGGGACGATCTACGACCAGTCCCAGGAGGGCAAGTACGACGACGTCGAGCCCGTCCGCGAGGCCGCCCTCGCCATCGCCGTCGACCTCTGGCAGTCCCGCGTCGCCCCAGGCGGCCAGCTCGAGGCCGTC